TAATATTCAGGTAAGGACGTGCATCTGCGTACTTATAGGTAAATGTATAAGATGAAGGGAGGTCTTTTGTCTGCCAACTTACGTCGCTCTCTGTAACGACAATGCGACGTACATAGTTGCCTGTGTAGAGGAACTTGCCCAAGGAAGGGAAGAAGTCGAGCAACCATTTGCGCTCCTCCTTAGAGAGGAAGCCAGTATTCTTCTTGTGTTCTCTGACTGTGTCAACACGATACTCTTCTGAGTCGTTCTCAATCTCAGCTACGTTGTGCGTGTGTTTCGCTGTGTTCTCTGCATCACCATACGCACGGAAGGTGTCGATACCACCCAGAGAGTTTTCAAAGAGTACCCACTGTTCTTCTTCGCTACGAATATCTGAAGCATAGTATCTCTGAATGTAGGTGAGTCGAGTTCCAGCAGCATCTTCTATCCATACGTCATAGTAGCTTGGCATCTTGCCTAACTTGCCAGCGATGACACCATATTGCATCGGAATCGTCCACACCTTACCGTGAGAGAGGTTGCCGAGTTCGATGTCTGTCTGAATATAGCTACCGTTCTCTTCTATATACGCACGACACTTCGCAACACAGTCCTCGACAGCGTAGTAACTAAGAAACTCTGGCGTGTAATAGGTAACAGGCTTAACGGTAGGCTGCCACGTCAAGAAGTTACGCTTCAACCAATCTGAAGCGGTGTCAGCGAAGTTGTCAATACCTGCACGGAGTACCGTGAATTGCCAAGACTCTTGTGCAGCCGTCTTGTCTTCAATGAGATTAACTAAGAACTCACGAGCAATGTTCGGTTGACGATAAATTGTAGTCGACTCCTGGAGCTGAAATGACAGCAGAGGAGTGACGATGTTCTCCAAGTCTATCTCTATACGCTTCGCCTTATTAGGCGTATAAGTGTGCTGCACAATGATTTCATTCGAGTCTGCATACTTCAGAATGAATGTAACCTCTTGCGTGCTTGATATGATAAAGTGATTCATTGAGCCCGTCAGGCTGAGAGAATCAGGTTTAAGAATAATATCCATGTGCGAATTGTTTAACACAAAATTACCATATATATAGGAAATGATAAAGGACAGGTTTTAACCGACATAATTAAAGAGGTACGCACTCCAACCACACCTCCGTCCGAGTGTATTCGTACTCTCCGTGTCTGAACCAGCCACCTTTTCGTGTTATTCGCTCAGTGTATGAACGCTGCTTACCATATTGCACACCAACATACTCAGCGGAAGGTAGAGGAGGGTAGACCGTCACGAAGGTCTTGTTTAGTTCTCGATCAGCAGCCTTGTATTCTTCCCAGCTGACAGATGTGCGTTTCTCTTTGCCCACCCACTTATACTTCACATCCATAGCCTTGAGTTGCTCGTTGATAGTAGGAGCAGTAATGGTAGGCTGCATTAGCGACACCGTGTAGAGTTCTGATTCTACTGGCTCATTTTTTCCACCAAGTGTGAACTTGAGTTTATTGAAAAAGAAAGGCACGCCACGAATAACAACTTTAGCATAAGAAGATAGGTTCTGTTTCTGCGACTGAGAGAGCAGCAACTTCACCTTCATATCATGAAGTGAATTGCGCAGCAGCAAGTCATATTCACGGTAGAACTTTTCAAAGATGCCTTGTGGACCATTATAATGCAGAGCGTAGTCGAAGATGCGAGGATGTGAAGGCGCATTCACGTCATAAGCTGAGATAGTCCCTGCTGGACGACCGTCTGAAAGATAACTAAAGGCGAGTATCGTCTTTTGTTTATTGGCAGCTTCCGAAGTGTTCTCCTTTGGCTCTGTCGCAACAACCATCTTTGAATTGAGCGATATGTACGAACCTACGTAGAGGAACTTACCCATATCATAAGTGAAGTCTTCCTCCTTGATTGTAGCCTTATAGCTAAGCATTCGTAACTCTGGTATGAGTTCAGGAACCTTTATCTCTTTTGCTTCAAGTGTTTCTCCAGTGTTGTAGTCTTGCGAAGCTTCGCCAATCTTCACCGTCACTTGGAAGTCACCAGACCATCCTGTCTTATAGATAGCTCCGTCGACAGGGTCGAAGTAAGCGTTCGGGTTCGCCTTTACTAAGCTATCTATATCGTCGTAGGAATCTGAGATTTCGGAATCAACCTTCTCCTCCGCTGAGAGTGTAACACGCTTATAGTCGTTCTCTGACTTATAAGAGAGTGTAGGTTCTTGGGTTACGCAATGGGTAAGGTCGGTGTTAGGAGTTTCGTTCAGCGCATCACGCAAGAAGATGATATCTGCAATGCGCTTACCTTCATCAGAGGTGAACTCACAGCAGAACTTCTTACGAAAAACAGAGATAAAATCTGCACAGGTAATATCAGGTACAAGGTCAGCGACCTTTATCTTTCCATTCACTAAGACGTCCATCACATTGTTTACAACGACCATCTTATTGAATGGTTCTGTGCGAGTAAAGAAGTTCTCTTGCAGATCATACCCAAAGTAAGCGAATACACGCTTAAGAAGATAGTTAGCACGAATGAATGGCGACATATAATATCCAGGTGCGAGCGTAATAGGTACGTCATTGACATACTCTGTGCGCTGTACTGCATTATAGAAGTCACAGCCCTCACCGCTCATATCAGGGTGAAACGATGTAACTGAAGGTACCTCTGGAAGGAAGTCGTAGATCTTGTCGTATCTCAACACCTTTTCCTTACCAAACCCATTTAACACCTTATAATTAAGACCTTCCTTTTGTTCTGAATCGTCAGTAAAGAGCACAGGGAAGATACCGTAATGCTCATTAGAGTTATTGCGAAGATTACGACAAAAATTAATCCCTTCTTCTACAGTGTTCACACCTGGTATGAATTCGCCTTTGAAAATATCCTTCAGCTTTACCTTCTGAATTCTTGAATAAAAAGAGCCATCATTAATGTAGAAGGATGTCGATATGCCACCCTTGTATTGAGCAGACAGCACCACCTGCCTACATTGAGCGAAGTACTCACCATCTTGTATCGCGACATCTGTAGCAGTCATCTTCACTCGTCTACCGAACGAGTCAGGAAAACCGAGTATCCTGCGGTTACGTTCTGACGAAGGCAGTTCGAGTGGTGTCGTCTGTTCTCCGTAATCATTGAAGAATGGATTGGTTCGTTCAACCTGGATCTGTGTGTCGGGCTTGAGGTTGTAGTCTTCGCCCTTCTCTATGTTAGTTATCTTCATTACTAAAGGTGTTAAGTCTATTTACTTCCGAATTTTCGTGCCTTGTCTTGTAGCTGCTGCTTCTGTTCTATCTCATTAAGAGAGACTGATGCAGGGATGCCGTCAACAGACAATCGGTCAAGAACATCAGTTAATCGCTCGATGAGCGTATCCTTGTAGGAGTCTTTAACCACACCACGCACGTCATTAACTGTTGGTGTGACGTACCCACCAGAGGCACGACCTTGCGCCTGCTGAATAAGAAACTTATTCATATCGAGCGTGCGAATCGTTCCTGCACGCTGCGCACGGTCGATGATATCAATGAATGGTGCTACGGTAGGATTCTCGACGGCAGCGTTCGAAGCCACCCACTCCTTACTATGACCGTACCCACCTTCTCCGACGAGGACGGTTGGTTTGTCGATAAATCCACGTCTGTCAGGGTCGTAGTCAGCACGGAACATTTTACCATCTTGCCTACGCTCGACATCGATACTACCTCCAGACTCAAGACCAGTAGCTACACGTGCGCCTGAGGTAGAGGCAGAACCACCTGCACCACTGAGCGACATACGTTTAACACGCTGACGTTCAGCGTTGGCAGTAGCAAGTTGCGCCGCACCAGTGATACCCATCAAGGCAGCAGCGATAGGACCAGCGATAGGACCAAGTTCGCTAAGAGCCTTCATTATAGAAACAGCTGTGTCAGCTATAATCTGAGAGGCTTTGATAGCGAAATTAACGTCAGCATACTTCTTCTGTATCTTTAGTTTTTCATCCGCTTTCTTCTTTTCAAGTTCCGTGGTATCTTTACCTGCTTTCTTTGCTGCTTCAATCTCCGCATCATACTTCGCATCAACGTTCGCTTCCTCTGCTTGCTGTAGTGCCTGAACAGCTCCACTGGAGAGGTTAGAGTAAAAATCGAATGTCTCCTTCATTTTGGCAATCTTCATATTCTTCACTGCCTCTTCATATTCTTCTTCAGATATCTCTTTATTCTGAAGGTGTATCTTCAACTGATCTAACTCTGCATTATAGAGTTCCTGTTGTGAAGCAAGACCATACTGCTGACGTATCTGAAGGCGGTGTTCTTCTGCCTGCTGATCAAGAAGAGTAAGAGCCTGCTGGCGTTCCTGCTCATTGAGTACACTATCATCTTCTATCTTCTTACGACGTGCGGCATACTGGTCACTGAACGTGTCAAGCCCATACTCCTGTCGTGCTTGTGCCTTTTGCTCCTCTGCTTTCTTCGCATAATCTACGATGATTGCAGCCTTAGCAGCTTCGTAAGCCTTTACAACTTCCTTCTCACGTTCGCCATTCTCTTTTGCTCTTTGCAAGGAAGCCTGATAATATCCATCCAAGAGGAGCAGCTTAGCATCACATTCTTCTTTAAGTGTCTGTGGCTTAGCTGGTGCAGACTCCTGAATCTTCTCAAGAGATTCGTAGTATTCTTTTTCAGCCTCGATATAAGCGGTATTCGCTGCCTGCTGTTGGTCAGCGACAGCCTTAGCTTGACCTTCCTGCAATGCTTTCTTTTTCGCAGCATCCTTGAAGACTAAGTTCTCAGAGCGTTGCAAATATGCCTTCTCTATGTCGAGAAGTTTGTTCTGATGCTGAATATTGAGAGCAGCCACGTATGCGCTGTATTGCTCTTGCGTAAGACTCTTTTTCGCAAGAGCTTCTTTCAGAGCATTCAGGCTCTTATCATAACTTCGCTTTTCAACATCGAGGTCTTGAGCACGATCATGAGTGAAATCTTTTGTTGCCACATCGTCGGGATTAGGACCTTTGTGAGTTTTTGT